GAACATATGTGGACTGTAACATCTAGTAATGGTAGTGTTAATCATAAACATAGACCAGTTAGGTATACTAACCTAACCGTTGAGCAAATGTTAGATGAGGATTTAGAATTAGAAGAACAAGGATTTGGATGGAAGGAAAAGCGACCATATAAATTTAAAACATATTATAAAGTAAAAAATGTAGATAATAAATGGCAAATACCTATTGTTAAGCCAATTGAATTTGAAAATGAATATGAATTACCTATTGAACCTTATTTATTAGGTGTTTCATTGGGGGATGGATATATTAATAAAATGGGTAATATTAAAATAGAATTGCATAAAGATGATTTTGATGAAATATTTAATAAACAAATTATCAATGAAATATCATCTAAAGATAATAAGAGATGTAATTTAATTAATATTTTAAAAGAAGAAATAATTAATCTTCAATTAAATGGTACTTTATCTCACACTAAATTCATTCCAGAAATATATAAATACACTTCAATCGAAGATAGATTATCTATATTACAAGGTCTTATGGATACTGACGGTCATTGTATGAAATCTAAGGATGGTAATTTCATGGGTACTGAATATTGTAGCGTTTCTGAACAGTTGGCTGATGATATTGCTGAGATTGTACATAGCCTTGGTGGAATTGTAAGGAAAAATAGTAAAATTGGTTCTTATAAGAAACCAGATGGCACTAAAGTGATATGTAAACGAGCTTATCGATTAAACATTAAATTACCAGAAGGTATGAATCCATTTAGGTTAAAGAGAAAAGCTGATGAGTATAACACTCCTGAAAAATATAAAGTTGGTAGATATATCAAAAATATAGAATCTATTGGTGATGGTGATAGTGTATGTATTAAAGTAGATGCTGAGGACTCTTTATTTACCATTAACCATGGAATTGTTACCCATAACACCTATCAATCAATTATTGCCGCACTGGAAATAGATGCTAAAAAAGTATTAATCGTATGCCCTTCAAGTATGAAAATTACTTGGCAAAGAGAAATTGAAATGTTTGGTGAAGAAGGGACTATCATTAGTGGTAGCCGTTGGCCAAGCTTTTTACATAGGTTTACAATCATTAATTTCGACATTTTAAGGAATTTCCATACGATTGGTAAACAAACCAAAAATAAAAAGACTGGAGAATTAGACCCTCATCATAGACATTTGGTTAATATGGGGTATGACCTTATCATTATTGATGAGGCTCATAAAGTTAAAGACCATAACTCCCAAAGAGGACAAATAATCAATGAAATTACCTTAAATTATGGAATCGCTAAATGTTGGTTATTAACGGGAACGCCTATTGCAAATAGACCAATGGATTTTTATAATCTATTGAAGTTAACAAGCGCTAAGGTGGCTGATAATTGGAAGTTCTTTGCTACGAGATACTGTGATGCTAAACGTTTCTATAAGACGCTTAAAAACGGTACCACTAAGCAAATTTGGATAACCAAAGGGGCATCTAACTTAGAGGAATTATCAGTTAGAACAAAAAATGTACTATTAAGACGTTTAAAGACTGAAGTTCTTGATATGCCAGATAAAACAATTACACAACATTACCACACTCTAAGTAAACGAGCTGTGGTAGAATATGAAGCCCTTTGGGACGATTATATTGAAAAGAGAACTGAGGAAGGTAAACGAACAAATGCTTTATCAAGAGACCTTGTAGAACTAGGTCTTTTAAGGAAATTTATCGCAATGGAATCAATCCCTTATACGGTTGAATTGGCTAAAGATGCGATAGAGCAAGGGCAAAAAGTGGTGATATTTACCACATTTACTGACGAATTACATGAAATTTCAGAACAATTTGGAAATGAGTGTGTAATTCACAACGGTTCTATGTCTATGACCGCAAAGCAAAATTCAGTAGATAAATTCCAAGACACCAAGAAGGTTAAGGTCTTTGTTGGTAATATTATGTCAGCTGGTGTTGGAATTACACTTACAGAAGGTACAGTTGTAATATTTAACTCATTTGACTGGGTTCCAGGTAATAATGAACAAGCTGAGGATAGATGTTATAGAATTGGTCAAAAAAATAATGTAACAGTTTACTATCAAATGTTTAAAGATACCATATCAATACCAATGTGGTATACGATTATGAACAAAATGGATGTTATTAATCAAATTATCGGTAGAGGTGGTGAAGATGGGGCTAGGTTGAAATCTTTGATTGATGAATTAGAGGAAAATGGATTAAGTTTAGAATAATGAGGGAAAAAGAGTTAAAAATATACACAAGTAAAGAGTGTAAATATTGTGATAAATTAAAAACAGGGTTAGATACAACTGATTTAAAATATATTGACATTGATGTCGATGACCCTGACAATAGTAATGAAGTTGATAAAATATTTAATTTGGCTGGAGAGCAAGTAATACCAATTATTACAATACAACCACATATATTGGTCCCAAAGAAAAGTTTTAATACGATTGATGAGGCATTAGAATTAATAATTTTTTTAATGAAATAATGTATATTTATAATAAAAGAAATTAATGGATTTTTACATAAATAAAAACGCAACATTACCAATACTTAAATTAGAGCTTATCAATGATGGTAGGAATGATTATGGTGATTTTCACGATAAATTACAAGATTCTAAAATTACATTTTGTATGACAGATACTTCAACTGGCGTTAAAAGAATTGGTGGTAAAGAAGGTTTATGTTTTCTTAAAGAGCCAACTCTTAATAGTGAAGGTGAAGAATATTACATAGGTTACCAATTTTCTGAAAAAGAAACTAAAAAGGCTGGAACATTCGTTGGTGATTTCACAATCACATTCAATGATGGTTCTGGAACCTTAATAGTACCAATCAAAGACGAGCTATTTATTCACGTTTTAGAGAACTAATATTATCATTAATTAATTTTCTAACATATTTTGAGTAATCAGAAATATCATAGTTACTCATCATTATTTGCATATCATATAACATTTCTTCACTAACCCTAATTTGTAATTTAACAGATTTGTTAGGTTTAGGTCTCCACGTTGCAAATTCAGCTAATAATTCACTCTGAATTTGACGCTTATCCATATTTAATGCTCTACACATATCTTGAAACCATTGCTCATTTTTATTAAATCTAGGGTTATCTTTATAATTTAAAGATAAGTTTTTAAAGTCAGATTGACCTTTAATTGAACGTTCCCAAACTCTGTAGAAATCCTCTAAACCATTCGTTGTTGAAACTAAGATTAATTTACCTTCAGTGTCAAGAGTAGGCGTAGATGCACCCATAATTTCACCTAACTTTTCAATAAAAGCACATTCATCTATAATAATAATATCAGAAGTCCAACCACAAAAAGAGTCTGGCGTAGCAGTTACACATCTTAACCTACTACCATTCCCCAAAATAATTTCTAATTGAGTTCTATGTTCTGGAATAATATTTATATTATAATCTCTGATTGCTTTATAAACCTTTTCATTAAAATTTCTAGACATTTGAATACTACCAGCGACAAACGTGATAACAATTCTAGGTTTACCAAATAATAATTGCCAAGCAACATAATTAGCTAGTAATGTACTAATATGCATTCGTCTAGATTTTTTAGTTATTGAGAATCTATTATCGTTTATGTGATTAATAAATCTTTTTTCGAATTCGTAGTATTCAAATTTATTTTCTAACCCTTTAATTACATCAAACCCTTTTCTGTGAGTTTCTATAAAATCATGTATATTCATAATATTGTAGTACATTATTTAGTTTTGTACTACAAATAAATATATCTAAACACCTGGTAACGACTAAATTAATGAAAGTTTTTTTCACCCTTACCTTTTTTTTTTAAATAAAAAGTAGTATTTTTGCGTAAATAGATTAAAGAATATGATAGGAAAGGAACAGATTGCAAAATTCTTAGAGGGTAGAAACCCTAAAAAATACATCGTAAATGTCGAAGTGCCTTATGGTCAAAATAAAGCATCGTTGGTTATTAACGACCCAATCAAAGGTAAATACATTGGAACTGAAGAGTTTAACACGTTCTTATGGTTTAAAGAGGATGTTACTAAAATGTTATATGGTGGTGATAGGACCGCCATAAGAAATCAATGTACCAATTATGGGATTACAATTACAAAGTTAAAGACAAATAATGGTGA